CCATCCCCGGCCGCGCTGTAACGACAACTATCACCACCACCGCTACAATAAGCAAACGCCGCCGCCGACACCACAGCACTCAACCAATACCACCATCTACTTCCGTTATGTCCAAGTCCTGCTACCTTCAGGTTAGGAGCTAACCGGAACAACGGGAACTGAATATTATCACATCCTGTATCATAGAATGATGAACTAAGCACTGTGGAACCATATACCTGTATCTCACTCATAAGTTTAACTAAGCAATCCTTCCACTCCCAGTTGCTTGCATATCCTGTGATGCCTGCTCCTGCGTTTGAATTGCCTGTTGTAGATACTGCTGTTGTCAGCAATTCTCTGTGACTAAGTATATGATTATTTAATGCTGTTTGCAAGGCTGCTGCATATACAGGAAGAACCGTTTTATACATCTTAGAGCCTACATACCCACCTGTTGTCACATTTGTATCATTCATAACTGATTTTGTCTTGAAGCAGTCCTTCGGTACAATCACAGCATGATGTTTTGTGAAGGCTGTATCTCCATTATTCCAAAATACATCAAAGCCTGCCAAGATACATCTGACTGTCTCGGCACCACCCAAGTCTGTAGTGATGCTTATGTCAAAATAATCACCCACATACAAGTCCTTAAAGGTTCCTGCACTGATACGCTGACATATTTCATCCACCGTATACACATTTGTCAGATTCTTCCCTCTGTAGATGGAATTATGAGCTGCTGCACTGTCAGAAAAGACATTGATGAA